TTATGCCGCCTGATAAGTTAAGCCGAAATAGATAACGTCGTTAGTGTTCCATGTAGCTGGAGTTGTACCAGTAACATCGTTAAATACACCATAAGTTCCATTTGTCACAATGGTTTTAATAGCAATTGTTGTACTGGTTAAAGCCGTGAAATCTAATGGATACAAGTTACCCGCTATTGAGCCGTAAACTTTACCATTTATCTGCATTGCACTATTAAAAGCAGTTACAGGTAATGAAATATTCATACCAGCACCTTTTGTTGTTGTGCTGCCAATTACAAAATAAGCGGACACATGGACCGTCTTACCTATTTGAACGTAACGAGCTGTCCAAGTACCGTTGCCCCCTGACCATCCATTGCTAAGTACCGGAGTGTATGTCTGCCAAGCTAGTAGGCCTGTACCAGTGCTTGTATCAATAGCGTTGCCAAGAGTGCGGATCGCTAGTGCGCCATTCTTAAATGCGTCACTGTCGTTAGGTGTTGTCCATCCGTTATTAGTTGTTGTCGCCATTGTCAATCACATCCAAATTTACATACACGGCCAAAGATTCTGGCACATCCTGCTCATTTTCCCATAGGACAATTTCGCCATTACGAATAGCAAAACCCTCGGTAAAACCCGATTTATTCAATAGTTCTAGCAATTCAAGTGTGTTCATTAGTAACTTCCAACATCTGTAATAATAATTGATCCATAACCACCCGTGGCTGAATTGTCAGCATAAAGTCCGTTTGTTGAAGCTTGAACACAAACGGCTGGAGTAAATGCTGTTGTTCCAAGTTCAACAGATGTCAAAATAATGGTTTTGGAAAATGGTCTTTCCTCAAAGGCTGCCATATTGGAAGCGTACATCTTGTCTATCAACGTTCCACCAGTGCCATTTTTTCTGAAGTTAATAAAAACAGTGCCAGCATTGGTTGTTTTTTGTATGTTTCCAATGGTAATCGTGATTTGGTAAAGACGATTAGGTGATGGAACAATTGCTGAACTAAACATCAAAAGTGCTTCTGATGTACTCGCTAGAGAAACGCTTGAAGTATCAATTACGTAACTGACCGGTTTTTGCGTAAGGCTTTTCATAGTTGTATCTATAGAATTAGCAGTAAGCCGTGCAGCTGCCGCGCCCTGATAAACGTAGTCTGTATCGTCTGGTGTTTCCCAGCCGTAGTTTGATGTATTAGCCATTATGTCGCATTCTCCCAAGTAATAGCATTATTATACGTCGCCCATGTGGTTGTTTGTGGGACTTGTAGCCATACCTGACGGCTGTATGTTTCGGAGTATTCCGATAAAAATAAAGTTAGATCAGCTGTGTATCTAGTTAAGTTCCATGACCAGCCCTCGACAAAAGATTTCAGTTCCCCACCCATTACTGGTGGCAAATCATCGCAAGTTATAAAAAGTCCGTTGTAAACGGCAGCCATTTGATCCCGGGTAGCATCGCTAACGGTTGGCGAATGCAGAGGCACTGTTAAGGCTGTTGGGTAAACCCGTGCAAATGCTCGGGACTTTACATAGTCGGTGGCCTGTGCCTGTGCATCGCTTAAGTTCTTTAATGTGGTTGTTTTGCTACCCGTTAATACGCCATAAAGTTGCTGGCTAATAATGTTCTCATCTGATGCTGTACCAGTTGCATAGATTACGTCTACATAGTTGTAGATCTCGCCCCATTTAGCATCTACCATCAGTCCATTGGCTAATACATCATCGGCAGTCAAAGCATACGGACTGGCTGATGCTCTTGCTGCATAGTCATCGTAGTAAAGCGATCCATCAGCTGCTTCCCACAAAACGCCTCGGCCAGAATTGGCTGCATCTTGTGCAAAAGATAAAGCATTAGTTTCACTGCCACTGTAAGCCACTAGATCGTATTGTCCGGGAGTATCAATGTCAGCTGCTAAACCTGCAACCAAAGTAGCCGACTCTGCATCATAATCAGCCCATGAAATACCGTCTGGGGCATTAGCCCAGCTTGTATTTCCAACAAGATCATCCCATGTAGTCGTGAAAGCATCATAAAGAATGTTGTAAACGCGTGTTCCGTCTTTTTCCTCGGCGTATGTGGTTCTGGCTAGTCTTTTATTTAGTTGTGCCAGTGGGCCAACGGCTGTGACTGAATACCGGGCAACCGATCCATCAGCACCAAAGGCATCAAAGGTCACAACAATGTCAGAGATTGTGCCTGTAAAGATTGTCTGTGTGCCTGATGTACCTTTGGCAATACTTACAGTGATTGGGTCAGATAGTTCAATGTCTAATGGATTGTCGCCATCTGTCCAGAAACTAATACTGGCATAACCGGGCGATGGCTGTTCCAATACATCTTGACGGCCATAGTTAATCTGTATACCCGACAATGTGTTGTCTGGGATTGTAATTGTGCCGTCAATTGTTACTGATGGATAAGGGTCATAAGTGGTCACAACTGGCTACCTGCCAAGTTAAGCGCACCTGTCCTGCGTGTGCTGTTCTGTAATAGTCGCTCAATGCTTCTACGAGCACTCTCGGCATCAACAACACCGTTCATTACAATTGTTGTTCCACCAATAGATGTTGCACTATTTCTAGCCATGCTGTTATTAAATAATGGAGTTGTATCAGTTCCCTCTGGGCCAAAGCGTTCGCCTACACCCATGCCTAGATCAAGCAAATCCAACAGGCCACCACCAATTGCTTTGCCTTTTCTGTAAGCATCAGCAACAAGATTAATTGCACCAGCAATAGCATTTAAGGCTGTTGCCATGTCTTGTAGGACACTGGTTGCTCCCGGGCCATCACCTTTAACTGCCGAGAACAATGTCTTAAAACTATCTGTCAAAGCTGCAATACTTCTGCCAAGACTGTAAGCACCACTATCGCCCATTTCACCAGCTAGTTCTCTGGCGCGATTGCTTAGTCCGTCTTTATCCTCACCACTAAATCCTTTAGCAACCATGTTTACTTGATCTAATAAATCCTTTAATTTAGGAATTAGTTTTGCACCAATATCCTCTTGGATTTCTCCAAATCTTTCCTTAAGAATTGCAAGTTGCCCACTAAATGTTTCAGTGTTTGCTTTTGCAGATCCACCAAAAGTTTTGGTTAATTCTTGGGTTATTAGGTCAAAGTCTTTTGTTTTAACTATGTTTTCATCTAGAGGAATGCCAAGTTTTTTAAGTGCTGTGTAGTTGCCCCCATAAGCCTTGCCAAGTGTAAGGCTTACAGTTTCTAGATCTCTACCGGTGGCCGCCGAAATGTCTATGGCAAGATTATTAAGTTTCTGTGCTTCAGTTACATCATTAGTAGCTCTTAACAAATTACCCAATGATGTGCGAAGTTTTACATCTGAAATGCCATACCTAATTTGGGTTGCGCTAACGTAATCCTCTGTAGCTTGTATTTGCCTGTCAGTGGCTTTTGTGGTGTTTCTTAATGCGGTTGCAAGTTTCTTTTGACTGGCTTCGTCCTCGATAGCCGCCTTTACACCGTCTACACCCAATTTAATTGCGTAAGCACCAGCAGCTGCACCAGCAACGGCAAATGATGCTGCCATAGCCTTTGAGTATTTGCCAATCTTAGATTCGAAATTCTTTGTTCCTTTATCGGCTTTATCCATGCCAGCCAAGAATTTATTAACATCAGCAAGTAGGGAAAGTTTGAGTGTGCGTGTATCAGCCATTATGAGTTCCTTGCCCAGTTGTCCATTACTTTATTTACTGCTTCAAACCATCTACGTTTAATTTCAGGTTGCATAGCCTTAAGAGTAGGAAAGATCCAGTAGCCAGTATTTCCACGACCCTCTCGGGCTGTTCGTGGTGGGAAACGATAACCACCGTTAGGAAATGCAGATAATGTTCCAAAAGCATTACGGTTACCACCAAATTCGTTACCAAACAATAACTGGCCAGCATTAGCCCCACCGGATGCGCGACCTTTATTGCCACCTACATAAACGGTTGGTACACGATCTCTGGCTGGTCTTACTGTAGCTGCAACAATGGCGGCTTGTTTTGGATAGTAAGGATGACCAAATGCAGCTTGTTTTATGTTTGTTGCTGTCCATCCGCTTATGCCAGCAACTTCATTTTTCAATTCATACTGGGCTTCTCTGTCCATGACACTTAAAGCCTTTAACAAGCCCCGATAGTCAGCGAGATCAGGCCGTATAGTGATGGTGCTTCTACCCTCAGCCATGGCCATTCCTCTCTCTAATCAGCTTGATTGCTGTACTAACGTCTGCGAGCGACCAGTCCATCAGATCACTTACGGGAATGCCGGTTGATACTGCTATTCGCACCAGCGCATCCCTTAGTTCTCTTTTGGGGCTTCCTCAACCACCTCAAAGCCCTCAAACTCATTGGTGACCCATGCCTGTTGGTTAGGCATCTTGGTGTGTCCGGCAGCCTTGCTTGCCTTGTAAAGCATGCAAGTAATGACATCCAATGAACCTTGGCCCATTTTTTCAGCTGCTTGAGTGACTGTGTATCCAAGATCTCTTTCAATCTCGATCCAAAGCCATGTTGACTCATCGCTCACTATGTAGTTA